AGGATAGTTGAAAAGCTAGTTTTACCAGGTAAAACCTTATAGATTTCAACCACATAGAGTAGTTAGGATAGTTAGGATAGTTTTCTTTAATACAGGAAAAAAAACGGTGTAGAACGGCTGTTTTGTGGACTTATGGTGAAAACCCTCTAAACCCTCCAACTATCCTTTTACCTTGACAGCGAGAACTCTTATAGCACAAGATAGATTTGCAAGGCATTGCAAGTAAATGTTGGAGATTGCTTCAATTAGATATCGTGGTTTGTTATTCATAAAGGACCATTAAACGAGTGGTTTCTAGCATTTTTTAACGTTATAAGGTCATACCTGACTAGCAATACATCACAATAGGTTGCCATACGTTGCAATACGTTGCCATACGTTGCCATATGCATCGGATTTCGGATATCGGATTTCGGAAATATTAAATATGATATGGGATTTCGGAAATATGAAATAGGATTTCGGAAATATTAAATCGGATATCGGATTTCGGATATCGGATATCGGATTGCCATACGTTGCCATACGTTACGATACATTACCATACCATACAATACATTGCATTGTCCTACCATACCATACACTACGCTACCATATCCCCCCCCACCCCCCCGGCGACCCCCCCCTTTTCATATATATATCCCCCACAGCCACTAGACCTGAATCCTATTGACACGCTGCGTCATAACTCTCGGGTTAGCCACTAATTTTCTCCGGGTTAACATGGTTAAGAAGGTTAACATTGCTCGCCCTCCTTTTTTCTCGGTTAGGGTAGTTAGGGTAGTTAGGGTAGTTACCAAACTTTCTCCCGTATCTTTATAGTGTAATCCCTTCTCCTGTTTTCGGGGTTACACTGATCTCCTAATTTAATTCCTAGGCTTTTATTTTATTCCCCTGGATAGCTTCTTGACCCTAGCCTCAATATTAGTAGAATGGTTGAAAGTGCTCCATATTCCTTGAGTACCTTTTGTTTGTTGTTGCGGGGGCTCGACCTACCATCGGGTCCCCGTTTGGCTCAGGCCAGCCGGGAGGCAAGACCGTGTCGGACTCTAAGACTCGCAAGAAGGGGAAGACCCCTCTCTCTATTAACTACGATACTATTAGAATGGAAGAATCTCAGTCCTTGGAGATCGAAGCCAAGGAGGTCGAGATCAACCAGGATCTTAACCAGGTAGAGATCTCCCTTTTGCCCTCATTGCACTCAATGATGAGCAGTAGTTACTCGATTATCGACGAGGAGCTTCATCGTCTCCGTGGCAAGGCTAAGACTCGCGGGTTGGATACTGCGGACGGTAAGAGTTTTGCTTTGTTGACCAACAGCCTTGTTAAGCTTGCCAATCTTGAGATGAATATCCGAGAGCAGAGCGAGTTGGAGACTTTGGACGATGAGAAGATCCACACTTTAGCTGCCGAGGTTCTAGCGAAGCAGATCGGAGGCAAGGGTGGAAGATAGTGCTTACCAGGTTGTTCAGCAATTGCCTGTCAGGATCCGGAAGGCTTATGCCGACGATGCTCCTTTTATTTACAAGTCCTGGGTCCAAAGCTACCAGGGGCAGAACAAGGATATCCCGAAGAAGGCTATCACTCGGATGCATAAGGGGGTCATCAAGAGGCTCCTTGAACAATCCACTACGGTTGTTGCCTGTGGAGATAGTGCTGAGACAGAAAACGATATTTACAGTTGGCTAACTGCGAAGAGGACCTCCAAATTTTTGGTGGTACATTTTGCTTATACTAAAGCTCCCTTCCGGAGATGGGGTTTACTGAATTCCCTCCTGAAGGTGTTCGAGTACAAGCAGGGCGAGGCAATCCTTGCCAGTCACAAGAGCTACATAATCAAAGAGCTTAAACCTAAACACAACATAATGTATGTGCCTCACTTGCAGATGCACAACGGTCTAGAGGACTTGGAGAATTTATATGAGACTCAGCATGGTGATATTGACGTCTGACGCCCGATCTATCGGAGGTCATACCTCGTTCAGCAACAACATCCGTGGTCAGGAACATTTCATGATTGACTACATCCAGAAGCTACAGATGGTTGTGGTTAAGACGGATAGGGGGGAATTCATTATCCCTCTTACTTCGATCAGCCATATGCAGGCTGTTGAAGAAATAAACCCTATGGTTGCCACACGCAGAAAACGTAGTAAGATTATGAAGAAGACGGATACGATGGTGGAGTCAGTTGTCTAAAATGGGGTAGTTGGTTGTCCAGAAAGAAGAAGGTAATCGATGGGAGAGCCGTCCTTGGCGAACTCATCAAGCGTCATGGTGAGTTAAAGCCACCAGAGGATGCGGTTGCGGGAGACCGAACCTATCCTTGGCGCAAAGACTTGTTTGATAGACAGCTTGCTCTTGTCGATGACGAATCTAGATTTAAGGCAGCCCTTTGCTCCCGTCGAGCTGGGAAGACTCACACCTGCTGCTATTATATGATCGAAGAGGCGTTCAAGCATCCGAACTCCATAGTCGCTTATATCGCTATAACCCGTCAGGTCGCCAAGCGTCTTATGTGGAATCTCCTTAAACAGGCGAACCGGCAGTATCACATAGGCATGAAGTTTAATAACGTTGAACTGATTGCTACCCTAAGGAATGGCTCCCAGATTATATTGAACGGAGCCAATGATGAGGCTGATGTCGATAAGCTCCGTGGTTCTGGCTACCCGTTGGTTATCATCGATGAAGCCGCGAGTTATGGACCCTTCCTGACTAGCCTTATTGAAGAGGTTATCGAGCCAGCACTTATTGACTACAACGGGACCTTGATGCTGACCGGGACGCCGAATGCCCGGTGTTCTGGTTATTTTTACGATGCTACTACTAACCCGAAATATGAATACTCCGTCCATAAGTGGACAGTAAGAGAGAATCCCTACATCCCACACGCCGCAGAGTTTCTTGCCAAGAAGCTCCAGAAGCGAAATTGGACCGAAGACAATCCGGTCTTCCAGAGAGAGTGGTGCGGTAAGTGGGTAAAGTCATTCGACTCGCTAATATATAAATACACAGATGAGAACATTTACATAGAGGCGCCCGATGATTCAGCAGATTGGGAGTATGTGCTTGGAGTGGATTTGGGTTATGCGGACGCCACTGCTTTTGTGGTCTTGGGATTTAGTAGGGATTTACCGGATTGCTATATTGTGGAGACCTACAAAGAATCTAAGATGATCCCCACTCAGATCGCTCATAAGATTATCGAACTGAATGAGCACTTCGGCTTTGTTTCCATCGTGGCTGATACCGGTGGCCTTGGTAGGTCAATAGTCGAGGAGATCAGACAGAGATTTGGTGTTCCTATCCAGGCGGCGGAGAAGAAGAAGAAAGCTTCATTTATTGAGATAATGAACGATGACCTGTTTGCCAACCGGGTGATGGTCCCTGAGAACTGCCCTATCCTTGATGAATGGGATGTTTTGCAGTGGGACGAAAGCAGACTGAAGGAAGATGGCAGATTCGAGAACCACCTATCGGATGCAGCCCTGTATGCTTGGCGGGAGTGTCGGCACTATACTTATAAGGCCCCAGTGGTTAGACCAAGGTATGGAACGTCGGAATACTGGGATATGATAGAGCAGGAATATATAGGAAAGCTTGAAAAAGGTCTAAATGACGACGGTCCGCCAGCCGCATGTAGAACCGCGAGCGTACTGGCAGGAATGCAGGATAATTATCACTAGGGGTAATAAAGATGAGAGAAGGCGAAGAACGAATATTCTGGTGGCAAGCAAAAGACAGGGAGTCGCACAACTTTGTGTTCGACATCCTCCATGAAATGAAGAGGGACTATGGTTACATTACCAGCCTAAATCTTCAGCACTACAGATCTTATAACGACGAGAATATCCCGTCGTTGAATTTGGTCGGTGTATCGAGGCCTCAGGGTGGTGGTTCTCACAGGCCGGTCACGTTTAACGTGATTAAGTCAATGTGCGATACAGTGCAGGCCAAGATTGCAAAGAATCGACCTCGTTGCACCTTCCTTACTTCTGGCGGTGACTTTTCCCAGCAGAGAAAGGGAAGGCTCCTGGAGAAGTTCTGTGATGGCCAGTTTTATCGGTCGAAGATTTACGAAGTCGCCCCAGAGGTCTTTATGGACTCGTGCGTTTTTGGGACGGGCGTCCTTAAGGTGTACGAGCATAATTCGGACATCATATGTGAGCGAGTATTCCCTGAGGAGATCATGGTCTCTGTTGAGGAGGCCAAGTACAAGAAACCGAGAAGTATCTTCCAGGTAAAGGCAGTGTCTCGTGATGTTCTAAGATATACCTACCCGGAGTACGAGAATGAGATTAAGGAAGCATCAGTTATTGAATCTGATGACCGTAGTTCTGGTGCGAGCGTCACAGAAATGGTACAAGTCGTCGAAGCATGGCACTTGCCGAGCATAGACGGCGCTCCTGATGGTCGTCACGTTATTTGCTTGGAAAACGTAACACTCCTGGACGAAAAGCATGAGCATAATCATTTCCCTTTCATTTTTCTTCGTTGGTCTGATCGTCTTCTCGGATTCTGGGGTCAGGGCCTCGCTGAGCAGCTTATGGGCATACAACTGGAGATTAATACGCTCCTTAAGAACATTCAGCAGCAAATGCATCTGGCGAAGCCGAAGGTTTTTCTTGAAACCGGGTCACAAATAGCCGACCACCAGATTAACAACGAGGAATGGGGCATCGTCGACTATATTGGCAAGCCTCCGGTCTTCTATGTTCCTAAAACAGTATCTGGAGAGGTTTTTTCTCACTTAGACCGACTTTTTAACCGTGCTTATCAAATATCGGGGGTAAGTGAGCTTGCCGCGATGTCGAAAAAACCTGCGGGCATCGAATCAGCAGTAGCACTTCGAGAATTTTCCGATATTGAGACAGAGCGCTTCATGATTGTGGCTCAGAACTACGAGAACATGTTTATGGACGCAGCCAAGCAGATGATTGACTTGGCTCGCGGTATTGCGGAGCGCGGCGATGATTACGAGGTCGTGAGCAGCGGCGACAAGTATATAGAACAGATTAAATGGAAGGATGTCGATCTCCGCGAGGAACAGTACGTCATGAAGATATGGCCGACATCGCTCCTTCCACAGACCCCTGCTGGCAAGCTTCAGAAGGTTATCGAGCTTGCTCAAAGTGGGATCATACAAGATCCAAGCACCATTTTAAAACTCCTGGATTATCCAGACATAGAATCGGTCACTCAGTATTTAACGGCAGATCAAGATGAGATTGATATGCTGATTGAAAATATGGTCGATAAAGGAAAATACATTCAACCTGAGCCGTATAGCAATTTGGCTTTATCGGTAAAGAGGGTGCAGCAAGCTTATCTACGCGCAAAGATAAATAATGCACCCGAGAATCGTAT